GAATTTAAAAAAGTATTTCCGAAGTGTCGCCTCAAGCATGGCATGCAGTCTGACATCGGTTGGTCGGTCGATTTTGACTACGCTGGCATTCCTCGTGTTGGTGATGAGGAGTACACACTCCGCGCTGCAGGTCTTAGGGGTTCTATTACGTCTAAGCGTGCGCATCTGGTGATCGTGGATGACCCGATTAAGTCCAGCACCGATATCAAAAACCCGACTATTCGGGAGGAAATGAACAATAACTGGAGCTCCGTTATTGCACCAATTATTTTTGAAGGAGGAAGAGCAATCTGCCTAGGAACTCGATTCCACCCTTTAGATATCCACAAGACAATGTTCACTCCTGCCAAGGGGTGGAAACAGGTTCAACAGGAAGCAATTACTTACGGAAATAACGGCGATCCGGTCAGCTACTGGCCAGAGCAGTGGAGTACTGACTATCTCTTAAAACAGAAAGAACTCGATCCTGTTGCTTTTGCTTTCCAGTATCAGCAACAGCCGGTCATGACGTCCGACCTGATCGTTTCTCCAGATCTGCTGGTAAAAGGAGAAGTGGTCACCGAGTTCGACAGTCTCGCTGTAGGCATCGACCTCTCGGCGAGCAAGAACGAAACCTCTGATTACACAGCCTTTGTTCTTGGCGGTCGACTCGGCGACAAGTACTACATTATCGATGCACACCAGTGTCGGTCAGTCGGAAATCTAGAAAAAATCGATTTACTTTGCGACCTACTCACCGAATGGGGTGTTCTCGAACAGCAGGGTGATACCTACGCAGCGACATACTCCACGGTCACACTTGTCGTTGAAGCCGTGGCTTACCAAGCAAGTTTGGCGGCTGACTTAAAACGGATCTTGATCCAAGAGAGGGATTTAATGAACCTCCATATCCACGAGGTCAAAGGATTTAGGGGAGATAAGATTGCTCGGTTCAGGGGGACATTGGGTCTCTTGGAGAACAAAAAAATTATCTTCAATAAATATCGAAAGTTTGATGCTTTATTCGAGCAGCTAATTAACGTCGGTAGCACGGCTCACGACGACATGCTTGATGCTTACACCTGGCTGATCGCCTTCTTACAGCGTCGGGGTCAGTTCACGATTGAATACTGATGACAGTCAAACTCTGGGTAGCAGTCGCTGCGCATAATCCGATGCAGCGAGTTCAAAATCTGCTGAAAGTTGCCGAAAACTATGCGGCGTTTGACGCAGACGTCACTCTGAATTTTTACATTAACTATGAAGCGCAAGCTGATGTAAAAACTCTTGAAACGGTTTTTGACGTCGTTGACTGCAAAATAAACATTATCGTTGCTGACCCAGCGTATGAAGGATGGTATTTAACCTGGGCGCATAAAAATGATCTAGCGTCTGCCGTTTTAAACAAACAATACGATTACTTTGTTTATCAAGAAGATGACATGGGAATACAGAATCACCACTTCAACTATTACCGAAAGTGGCGCCCTCGCTTAGCTCAGCACGGACTTGTGCCCGGTTTCGTTAGGTACGAAAAATTTCGAGGGTCCAAGATTCCTTTCGACAATCAGGAGAGACATCCCCTCGGAGGAAGAACACGCAAGATCTGGGGTGACATCGACTTTCCGGTTGACGCACGCTTGATTGTTGACCACGAGATTCACTTCTTCTCGCAGTGCTCGAACCCCTACTACGGAGCCATGATCCTCGATTGGCACGAAGCGAATACCTATATTCGATCTGCGAGTTTTGACCACAACCTCAGCGTGGCAGTTGTCGGTTACCGAGGGTGGCCTATTGCCGACAGGAGTTCGATGGGTACAGCGTTTGAGCAGGTGCCGGAGGGATACCAACACAAAAGATGTGTTCCGATCCGCGCTAAAGATGATTTGTTTGAAGTAGTCGACTGTGCTCTTATTGAGCACTACGGATCTAAGTACTCGTCTGCGCTTGCCTCCAATGGCACGAAGCTCCTAGACTCAGATCATATTTTTCACCTAGCTACCCGTGATTAGCCAAGGTGCAAATCGTGTCAATATTTGCTTTGTCATCGACGGTTTCCGGAAATGTGAGACGTTGAGCAAGCACGATGCTGACCGTCTCAGACGCCATATAGAATCCCAAAACGGAACCGTCTACTGGTACAACCCCTGTGACTGACGCTGTAAGACCGGACTACTACAACAAAAACGGTCTTGAGTGCTATGACCTTATTGAAGCTTCGTGCGGCACAGAAGGCTACAAAGGTTTCCTGGTAGGGAATATCTGGAAATATCTGTGGCGCTGGAAGGATAAGAACGGCATTGAGGATTTAAGGAAGGCGCAGGAATATCTTGCTAAACTTATTCAGAGCCTTGAGTAAAGATGTCTGACGTACGAGCGCTAGGCAGTATCTACGGCCAATCGGCGTTTCTTCCTTACGTCAGTGGTCATTCGGTCGAAGCCGGGACTTCTTCGAATTTCCCCAACGGTCGTGCCGTTTACGTAAACGCCACGGGCGATAACCAGCAGCTTGTCTGCCAATTCGCGGATCAAGCTTCCAGCTTCGTTACGCTCTCTGGTTTTGTTTCGGCAAACAGCCCAGAGATTTTGCCTCTGGCTCTTGTCTCGATCAGCGGAACTTCGACCGTGGACGCCACGGTCCTTTACTGACGTGGCCAAGGAAGAAGGAACAGCCAAAAAACGCGACCCCAAAAAGTGGGCTGCGGCAAAGGCTAAAGCCCGCAAAAAGATGGGCGGTCATAGCGCTCGTGCCATGCAACTTGCAGTCAAGTACTACAAGGAAGCGGGCGGTCGCTACGAAGGCAAAAAGTCCAGCAAAAACAAGCTAACTCGCTGGGGCAAAGAGGACTGGCAGACCCGAGAAGAATACGAGAAGAAGTAATGGCCGACAGAGCTCGCGAAAAAGGACGCACCGAGCGCTACCTCCCCAAACGAGCGTGGGCTTCTATGTCCGCCGAGGAGCGTCGGGCAACTGACGAAAAGAAAAAGCGGGCCACGGCTGGGAATAAGCCTGTAAACACACAGGTCCCCAACACTGAGAAAGCTAAGGAAGCTCGGCGCAAAGCTTCCGCATATGTGCGGAATAAATCCAAGTAACTTTTAGACTGTTTGTACGAGGGATAACCAATGGCTAACTCGGACATCTACGCCGGTCTTAAAAAACTTTTAGATCCAGGCTCGACTTATAGAGAGAAGGCTTTAGCGGACGTCACTTCTTCCGCGATCCTAAGACGTATCCGGCAAGGCACTGCCGGCGATACCGATTTGCGGGATTTAGGAATTACTCAGGTTGGCGGCGGCTACGTTGATAACCTTAAAAAAGCCTTGATGGCCAAAGCTCTCGCGAAGCTGAACCGTCTGGGGGCGCTATGAGCGAAGAAAAGCTCATTGCCCAAATGGTCAAAAATGACCTGATTGAAAAAGCTTTGGCGATGAAGGCGATGCGTGAAGCCCGTAATGCCACGCCAATTCGTGTTTATAGCGATGGTGGCCTCATCCAAGCCGATGCAATTCTTCCGCTGAAATCGTATTAATATAGCGACACTCGTACTGTCGCCATGTTGATCGACTGCTTCACGTATTTCAACGAGAAGGAGCTGCTGGAGCTACGTATTGAGACGCTTAAAGATACCGTAGATCTTTTCCTAATCGCAGATGCAGATCGTACGCATAAAGGCGAACCAAAAGCTTTTAGTGCGTTAGAGACGGTTAAAGAGCTCGGCCTCCCGGAAGAAAAGATTCAGGTCATCCATATCGAGCTTCCTTCTCCGGAGGAAGCGCCAGATCCCTGGATTCGTGAGCGTGCGCAACGCGATGCCCTCGCCGTGGCAATGCGGATGATTGAGGGGGATCATATTTTTTTCGTAAGCGATTGTGACGAAATCGCTCGTCCCTCGACTCTCCTTGAAGCAGCAAAGGTTTCCGACGAGAACCCGACTGAATTTGTGCGTCTGTCGATGCCCTTCCTTATGAACAGGGCAGATTTGCAGTGCCACAACGCCGAAGACAAACCCATGGAGTGGGTAGCCGGCACTTTGGTGCGTAGCCAGCATGTTCGGGACGAATCCACGCTGTCCCAAATTCGCGCAACGCCAGGTGGAATCAAGGTGGGTGACCTCGACGGCGGTTGGCACTTCAGCTGGATGGGCGACTCCAGCCGCATCAAGACCAAAGTCAGCAGCTTCGCTCACTGCTACGACATTATTCCCAGCGCAGCTGCTCCCCTGTTTAGCGAGGAGATGATGCAGTTTATGGATAACTATGAAGCCAAGGAGGGCGCTACCGATCCCTTAGGCCGCGTGGATCACCGCCTGAAGAAGTATTCGCATGAGTTACTCCCAGAAAAATTGTTTAAACTTGAGAGAGTAAAACGCTTCCTGTTGCCCGATGGCGAGTAATAAAATGCCCCCCGAGCTTCTGGAAAAGTTTCAGAAGAAAAACGAAGCTGAAAAAGGAGCTGAGGAAAAAGGGGGCGATAAAGACGCAAAAGCTAAGCGCATGGAAGCACTGCGTAAGGCTCGTAAGGCTAAATCCAAGAAGTGATCGTAAGCTCCCTCCGGGGAGCTTTGATTTCTAAGCACAAACGCACCAGACAATGGCAGATGCACTCGGCGTACGAAATCGATTCGAGGAGATCCTAGAGGCTGCCAGGTCTCAGGATCGATCGCATCAGGCCGCCACGCTGGTGGTGCTGGGACATCTTCAGCAGATGATTCTGCTGATGATCAAGAAGGGCTTGGTCTTTTATTGCGACCAAGACACCTATAAGGCCAGAAATAAATTCCTTACAGATATTGTCGCTGTTAACAAGCTTGAGGTTCGCTTCCCAGCGATCATCAGGAACTATCTGATCGACGGTTGCGGTCTGTTTTATTTTCGGCCCGATCCGAAAATGAAATATCAGATCTATTTCTTCAACAAGGATCAGTATCGGGTTTTCCACGACATCAACGGCAATATCCAAGAAGTCGTCATCATCTATAGCTTCAAGGTCCGTGGAGGCCTTGGCATGGGTGCTGGGGAGTCTGGAAGCAATAAGCGTTACGTCAGGATCTCTATCACTGACGACAAGATTGCAGAATACGAATCTGACTCTGAACTGAGCTTCGAGCTGGAGCCTGGCGCTGTCTTGATGCCTAAGAGCTCAAGAGACAACCCTCTCGGCTTCATCCCTGCTGTTGAGGTTCTGAACAAGCCCAACGCCGCTGGCACCGAAGGCGAGGGTGAGTTTGATCCATTTATGGAGCAAATTGTTCTGCACGACAACATGATGCAGAACATCGCCAAGAACATCGAGTTCTTTGGCAACCCCACTCTGGTGAGTTCGAGGCCTCGAAGTGACCTTGTCGAAGCTGATTCTGCAGATCGTACTTTCCGACCCACTATTAGTAGCCAGTCTGGTTTTGCTGGTCGCGATACTCCTTCAACTCGCGTAAGCAATCCCTTCGGATCCGACTCAATGATCGGAGGCCTTCGGGTTCCTCGGATTATTGCCAACGTCGAATCCAGCGACCGCGTTGCTTACTTGACGCCTGACCCCGTCAACGGGGATATGAACAGGTATGCCTTGCTGTTGCGCGAAGAAATTCGCACAGCTTTAGGCGGTGTGGATGAGATTTCTGTCTCAGCCGGCGCCACGGCTACCGAGATCAAGAGCCTGATGGGTCGAGCTCAGGCAACTGCTCTTAGGAAGAACACATCTCTTTTGAACTACGGCTTATGCCGTCTGTTCGAGATGATGATCTATCACCAAGAGCAGATCTTCCGTGAGAGCTACGCGGTTGTTAAATCCCTTAAACGACCCAAGCCTCCTGAGGAAGAAACCGAAGAAACGCTTGCAGCTTTCCAGACGAAAGTCGCAAAGTATGAAGCCAAGCTAGAAAAATCGATCAACACTGATCTTGTTAACGGCGAGGTCCCGAACGGTGTTTATGGACTTCCCCCTGACGGGGATAGGGATGTCCAGTACCGCTTCATGGGTGATGTCTACGAAGACACCCCTATCGACGTCCAGCAAAAGTCAATCGTTGTCCGCAACCTCCAAGAGATGGGAGTGGACACTGTGGAGGCACTGCGTTATTTGTTCCCAGATAAGACGGAAAGTGAGCATGCAGAAATGCTGAAGGGTTTCCCCTTCAGGATGGTTCAACAAACGCAGGGCGCATTCCAACAATTTTTAGTATTATTATCTCAGATGTTGCAAACGCCGCATCCTTTAAATCCGGAGCAGCCATTAGCAGCTGATCCTAGGATGAACATAACGCCCTTGCTCTATAGGACGTTCGACCACCTTGCGCAGGAACTAACTTACTCGGGCAGCTATGAGCCAGCAGATCCAAGCTTCGA